ATATCACTCCATCACCTGATTTTGCTCGGGAAGATTCTGACGAGCCTGCTCAACCGTTTCTCCATACCACTTCGCCCGATATTCTTCCAACCTCATCACGCCCATGCTCACATCCTGCCGATCCTGCTGACGTTCCGAATCCTTATCCTCAATGATGGAATCATCAAAATCTATCGTGATTTCTGTATCAGGATCCAGTACATTCCCCGTGACCTGACCGAGCCGGATAATAATTCTGATTAATCTCTTTAGCACGTCTTCCAGAATGATCTCATGCTTTTTCAGCATCCGGTACATGTCTGAATTTTCAGAAATAATTTCCGTAGCTGTTTTGGCTCCAATCCCGTTAAATTGATACCGGTTCGTGCCAAATCCACACTTTAAGGAAAGATAATTCAGATCGTCATTGATCGCCTTGCTGTGTGCTTCTACCCGAAGCTGCATATCAACTTCTTTGATAAGCCCTTCACCTTTTTCGTTATAATCATCCGGCAGCTTGTAAAATACCGCATCCTCCGGGTCAAATGCCGGTGTCCCGTCATCATTGGTCAGCAATTCAGGTGCAACAAAAATCCGCTTTCGCCCAAGATCAAACTCATTACAATACGAATCATATTCAGTATCCAATTTTCTCAACGTATCAATAGCATTCGCAAAAATAGCAATTCCCATCGGGTTGCTCGTATCTGCATTATTGGTTATGTTTAAACGGTCAAGCACAAACTGCGGCTCTGTCGATCCGGTTTGAACAGTAGCTGTCAAATTCTTAAATGGTCGCAATTCTTTCCATTCTTTCTCATCAACTTCTGTTCCTGAAGACTCACCGGATCCACATCTGAGAACTTTATTTTCTATAATGTAATTTCCATCTTCTGCTTTTCGATGATGCTGCAAATGCACATATTTCTTTCGATTGGCTGTATGCGGAAAAGCAAAAATACACTCCGAAACTTCTCCATTCTTCCAGCTCACTGGAAAAATATTGGGTGCATCCACATATTCAATTCCAATCTTTCCTGATAGTACGGAGCCATCCTCGCTCACTTCCGTATCATACAAATACGGAATGTATGCAACTGTTCCAGTGTATGCCTTACGCTCCTGGAAGTCATTTCCGATCACCAGAAAATGGTTTTCATCTAATATTTCCTGCACAAATTTTTGTGTAGCATCATCTTCCAATGTGATCATAACCTTTTCGTTTAGCAGCAGGTCTGCAATATCCTCAGAAAGCTTTTTCGCCATCCCCATGCTCTTTCGCCTGCATCGGTTATACGTTCCACGCCCAGTATACGCCTTGTAAAAAGAAAACCCTCTTACATTGGAGTTGTACCAGCTGATCCATTCGTTTATCTTTTGATAAAATGACGTATCCACAGTGTCTATTCCTGCTTTCCTGAAATAACTAAAAATGTTCACCCCTCATCACCTCCTTCATCTATTGGCAGCCAATGCCTTATCCTGCTCCACGCTCCCATCACCGCGTACCGGATCGCATCCATGCAGTGATCATCCATTTTTACTGGCACTTCCTTACCTCTTTCAATAGATTTTTTATCATATTCATAAGTTCCAAATTCCCGGTCTGCATTCTCCTGACTGGGATCAATCGACATCACCTCGAACGAAAGTGCTTTTTGCACTCTGCTAATGCCAAGAGCAACACTGTTATCTGCATCACGCAACTTCACAGAATATTCTAGGTTTCTCGTTGCTCTCCTGACCTCTTCCGCAAGCCCTTTTGCTGATGGATCCAGGAACAGATAAAAAACTGATGTCCCATATTTTTTCCTGATGTTTTTTGTAAAATCCACAAAGTCCTGAGCATATTCTGACGGACTTTTCTGCCGCCCGGAATCACGCCCACTGTGGTAGTATTCTCCAAGTCCGGGGAATTTCTTGCGGTACAGATCTAGTCCGAAAGCTTCAAAGGTTGTGGCGTTCTGCTGTCCATAGTCGCCACCGATATAGACTCTTTCATAAATCCGTTGCGAATCTGCTTTCTGCCTGTGGCGATTGCCGTACATATAGTAGATCAATTCGTCCACACCGATCGCCTCGCCCAGCCAAACCCATCTATACATTTTTGGATCAGATTTCTTCATAGCTTCAGCAGATGCAATCAGGTCAGGACCAAGCCAGTCCACCGGCACGTCCCGGTAATCCGTATGAATATGGATGCAGTCCTCTCGTTTTTCCATCTTCTTGCACCACAAATTGATGGGGGCATTCGGATTCTTTGGAGGATTATAGAGATAGATCATCTGAAATCCACCTTTATTTCCACGAACAAACGTCGCTTCAATATTGGTCAGTTCATCTTCTCCCTCTCCATCGTCAAAAAACTCTGTCAACTCATCCAACACAACCAACTTGATTGGCTTATCTTCATCAATGATACCTTTTGTATCATCGATCCCGTCTGACCCAGCAAAATACATTGTCGTCCCATGCTTTTTATATGTTATTTCCATCGGGGATTTTGTAATCAGGAATTTACTTTTGGGAATTTCCAACCGATTGATCCCCCTTAGCATTTCTTTGTAGACTGTTTTTCTCAGCTTATTATGGTGTTTTCTTAAAACAACAACCGATCCATTCGCATCTGATACAAGCTGATAATCCGATCTTACCGCTGCGTAGCTCGACTTCGTTCCGGCTCTTCCGGAAGTCAGTATAATGTGCTTAATATGCCGATTATTAAATATCGGCAGGTATTTCGGGATTATTATCTCCGATATCTTCACTTGCTTCTTTCGGTGCGTCATTGACAATCTCTACTCCCCCATCTTCATCTCCATCGCCGCCGCTCATCCTTGCTGTATTCGCACGGATCTGTTCAATTCTTGCCTGCTGCTCCTCTTCATCCAGTTCTGTCTTTTCCGTCCAACCCTTGAAGTTGTTTCTCAGGCTGAACTGAGCCCCGCTCGACCCGTCCCGGTCAAAGAGCCGTTCCTCTGCATAGGCCTCTATCATCGTCTTTGCACGCGTAATCGTGTTCATAAACTCCTTTTTCCCTTGATAGTTCAATAGTGACAGCCTCGTAGAAAATCCAAGGGCTAAAGCTAGTCCTGTGACTGTTGGAGGACGTTGATTGATCACTACCGGACTTCCGAATTTATTAAATATCGGCTTTCCTTCATCATCTTTCAGAATTTCTCCTTCACATTCTTTAAAATACTCTTCAATCTTTTCTTCAATTTCTTCTTTACTCTTATACTTTGGCGGTCTTCCGACTGCCTTTTTTGTAGCCATTTGACCACCTCCATGCTATTAAATGCCTCTACGTCCTCCACGGCGACCTTTCGTAGCTCTCCTCTGATCTCCACGGTTGCCGCCCATCGATGCGTCTGCCTGGTTAAGAAAATCGTTCGTCGCTTTCCTGTCTGCCTCATATGCCTTCTGTTCTGCTGCTTTCGACGCTGCAGTTACCGGCTTTACAGTTGCCCCATTTGCCTGGACTCTTTTTGTAAAATCCCTTACTGTCATATTCAGCGGAGTAGGCTGTGGCGTTCCTCCCACTCCCCGCTGATAATAATTCATTCCGTTTTTCTCGGAAAAATAATACCTTGTAGTCTCTCCGTTGTGCGTTACATCAACACCACTTCCACCTCCGCCGCCACCAGATTTACTCCCTCTACCACCCATCACACGATGCCTCCTTAAATTTTTCCTGAAATGCCTTTATTCGTACAATGTTCCCCGTACACTCTTCTGGGATCTGCCCGTAAAATATAATCTTAGTCGGATGCAACTTCTTAACCATTTCTTTGTATCCGGCAAGAAATAGTTCCCGGCTCTTTTTATTTTGCATGCACCCCACACTGGATACTGCCACCGTGCCTCCTGTGGGCTCTCCATCAAAGCACCAGGAATATGAATCCTCTGTACTCCATGCGATCGTTGGGATCACTTTTACCCCGTACATCTGCATATAAGCACCAATCCAATGCTTTCGGTAATGATTAAAGATCTGAACAGCTTTCGGAAAATCTGTATAAAGACTAAAATCCGGAGTAAATACGTACTGAAACTGCTGAAGCATCGGTATATATCTATCCGGATCATTCCATAATCTTATAAATTGATAGTCGTCAATAAAGAAATGAATGCTTTTCTTTTCTCTATCCTTACTTGTTGCTGCAAAATTGAATGGAATAAACTCTGTATCTCCATCAAAATCTACTGGCTTAAGTGTAGGTATCCCATACTCGCCCACACCATCAAATACCATACGTTCTAAATTTTCATATCTTTTCGGATCTCGCAATCATTTCACCACCTCATATCTCCCTGCATACAAAAAGACACCCTTTTCAGGGTGCCTTTGTACGGGGAGGATTCGTCGAAAGTATCCCAAGAAGCTTTTCACTTCTTGCATTATAACTATACCATGTCCAAATTATTAATTTTATTAATCTTTTATAGCTGCTACGATTTGTGCTATTCTCCCCTGCGTATACCCCGTCATCCTCGCCACCTCTTCTTGCGTCATATCATCCAGGTATATGGATTCCAGTATTGTCTTTTCCAATCCTTCCGGCAGTCCGGCTATGTAAGATTCTACGGTATCCAGTTCTGCCAGTACGGCTGTCTTCTGCCGTTCTTTCTCGCTGATCCGCAGCTTGATCCGTGTCGCTTCTGCCGGTTCCGGCACTTCCACGCTGATATGCTCCCGGATGTATGGAAAGTCATCCCCGGATTTTTCCACCTTCCCCGATACGGTCGGAACGCTCTCAAGACGGTCATGCAGCCGTTCCAGTGACTGCTCAAGAGTCAGTAGTTCTTTCTTTCGCTTTTTGTATCGCCTTAGTAAGTCTTTCATCCTTGTCCACTTCCTTCCGTATCCTGTTTATGATATAATCACCGTCAACGTCCATATATGCTCCGGCATCTTCACGGAAGAACTTTTCAATACGTTTCTTCTCATACTGTGCCTGACTGTCTTCTGGATTCCTCTTCAGCCTTTTCAGGACTGCCCGGTAGTCTTTCCCAGCTTTTTCCACGATCGCATGGGCAAGCCTGACATAGCCATCAACGTTCCGCTCCACCAGCATCCACTCCCTTCCTCGTATCCACTCCCCACTTTTTCAGTGCATCCTCTACTGTATAATTCGGATATGCCGGACGATGGAAGTCTGCACTGGCTTTCCGATCCGGTGGATGCTCTGCCATCCCGGCATAGTGTTCTTTCTGATTCTGCCGGATCTCTGCTGGACTCCAGCGTCTGTCTGTGCTTCGTTTCAAGGGGTATCACTCCTTTTCATCTCTCTTGCTATTTCCCTTGCGAGATATGCCATATCTATATGTTTTTTCGCCTCTCCTTTATTGTGTATTCGAACCAAAAAACCTTTTTCTGTATGATTAATCCCACAAACTTCTTTGTCTAAAAAATACATTATTTTTCCATACGGAATGTTTTTGACTTTATAATAGTTTTGCGGTGTAGGTTGCCCTTCGAATTGTCTTTTATATTTTCTTTCAGACGCAATGCAATAACTAATATCCCATATTCTTTTACCTCACTAAATCCCTAATTTAGTTACGCAACAACTCCGGATTATCGAAAATGTTTCCGCCAACCTTTAACTCTTGTATAAAATCCGCAAATTCAAGACCATGATTTTCATGCAAATCTGCTTCTACTGAATTTTCGCCGTACTTGTATTTGCAAAAATCATATCTTGCAGTTTCATTGTCATATCCCACCACGCCATAATTATCTACTTCCCAAGAATCATATTCTGTTCCGCAGGCTGTGTATGAACTTTCCCACACTTCATCATTGAATTTGAATATATCGCCTTCAAAAATCTTCTTACCGTTCTTGCCGGTAAGTCCTGTGTACTGGCAGACGGTGTTCGGTTCTATTTCATACATATTGTGATACAGTTCATTTTTTTGCACTGTAAAATTCAGAATCATATGTTTTTCATTGGCTTTAAAATAATATCCCTCAATCCACTCCCCGTTATCAATCCGCTTTCCACGGAATAAAATTTCTCTACTCATAGTCTTCCACCACCTCCAACTTCTTCAAATCATCATTGTTCGATTTATATGGCTCTTTGCCGTATGCGTATAAGGCATTAGCATTAATTTTATCTCTTGCCATATATCTGAAATCTTCTACGAGATAATCTAAAAACGCTCTATCTTTCTTGCTAATCACTGGCTTTTCGATGTACTCTGATTCTGCCCATCTTCTAAGTGCGTTACCGCAGTCACCAGTGTTCAACAGGCAGTCCATACAGTTGATTTCATTGCAATATACAGGTTCTCCAACAGCTTTGGATACCGCAACATCACCTCTATCGCACGTAATTTCAACAATCTCTTTCGCAAATTTTTCTTTATTTTTCATCTTTATCAATCCTCATAATTCATTACAATTGTAATTACTTTTACCAGTACTTTCTGAATCTGGTCATAAATATGGTGGTCATCGCTGCCGAAGTGAGAGTACAGCTCTGCATCTTCTCTTCCTCTGTTATAGCAATTTTCCATAAACTCAAAGCAATAGACATCATCTTCATTAATGAGTTCTCCGTATTCCCTCCACTGACAAAGAATACGTCCTTCTACCATTTCATTTACGATATCGTCAGAATGCTTGCCACCGTTCAGATACTCGATACAGCGATCAATATATCCAAGCTTGTCGCAATACCTATATTCTTTTGCGGTTTCCTCTGTATAACCTTCGAAAGATTCTTTTATCTGCTCTTCAAAATCTTCCGGCAGATTAAAAATATCTACTTCAATTCCTCTTGGTAGTTTAACTACATACTTTCTCATAATTCGTTCCTTTCTCCTTAAAAAAGCGTAAAAAAATACCAACCACCGAATATTGATGGTTGGTCTAAGCACATACTAAAACTATAATCGTTATAACTGACATTACAATTAAAATTTTATTTTTCCCCATTCTCTCCAAGATTATTTTTGTAAATTGTTTCTCCTGTTCTTTAAAATCCTCTACAATTTTTTTAATTTCATTATAGCAATCATCTACGGTCGCTTTATTCCATTCTTCGCTATAGGATTTCTTCTTTAAAATTTCATTCGCTCTATCCATTGTATCACGAAGCTCTGTTTTAAATTGTAATTCATCATATCCGACAAAGTTTCTTTTCGCTTCTTCGAATCCGTTTCTTGCATATTCCACATAATCCCACGTTCCTACATTCTTGGTTCTTTCAGCAAATTCGATTGATAACAGTGGATTTAACATGATTCTTGCTTTTTGGAATTCGTTTCTGATATCATCCAAAATATAAGTTACAACCGACACAATAACGCTTGAAAAAATGCCACCAATTATTCCAATTGCTAAATTTTGCATTGCATTTACTAAATCCATTGCTATCCCTCCAGTATTAATAGCTGAATTATACCATTCCAACCATCAATATTCAATTGTCAAGGTGCTTGTAGCTGCTATTTTTAGCTGCTACTCTATTTCTCTTTGTACTTCTTCAAAATCTCTGTAATTGCTTTCATGTGTTCCGCTACTTCCGGCAGATCTTCATCACTGATTTTTCCAATGCAATCATTTCTTTTCAATTCGGTTAACTCAAATATTCCGTCCTGAATATCTCGAAATGTCTTAGCAAGAAAAGTTTCTCTCGCAGCTTCATTATCGCACTCATAAAATACTTCTCTTTTGTCATGCTCTCCAAACTTATCCGTAAAGAACTTGGTTCGCTTTGGAGTGATTCTCGTGATTTTTGCCGGATAAATCATTTTGTGTCGGAATGAAGACTTCCATCCATAGCTTACTTCCCTTGCAACTCCAACCACATCTCCGACTTTCAATGTGTCTTTGTCTATCTCTTTTAATTTAATGTTCATCAATTCTCATCCTTTCCGCAATCGCTTCGATCACATTTACAGTAACTCCATTTCCGGCTTGCTTGTACAACTGACTGTCAGAATTTACAAACGCAGCTTTTTCAAAATAATCATCCGTCCACCCTTGCAGTCTGAAACATTCTTTCGGAGTCAATCGCCGGATTGCTATGTAGCATTGATATTTTTCATACCAGACAGCATATACGGTCAGTTCTTCCGACACTTGTACGAAAATCCCTTGATTGCAACTGGTATCAAGCGTATTTGCTATGTCATGCCCTACTCTACCTCTTCTCGTTTTACTTCCTGGTACAGCCAAATTTACGCTATCTACACCTACTCTGCACTCTGAATAACCCTGTTTTGTTGCTTCGGCTACCTTAACTGCAAGCTGATTATCTTTTTGAACAGTAGATAATGTATTCACTACACCATCATCTCTAACTTCACTTTCGGGGAATTCATGTCTGGAGATTTTGATGTTTCCAGCTTCATAATCTTTGCGGATTTCTTTTCCGTAATCACTACGAACATTCCGCAGCACTCCGAGCGGCTCTATTCCTACTCCATGTCTATCCTGTCCAGTAAGTGTAAACATCGGCTCACCATCTTCTTTGAATCTCCGTCCATTCTGCCTTTTCTCCGCTCTATCAGGCGTAAGTACAGGAATTGCAATACCGCTATTTTGTGCTTTGTACGTTCCGGCTCCTTTGTAGTATCTCGCTTGCAAGCATCTGGCAATACTAGTTGTTTCTGTTCCTCTATTGCATAAATCTATAAAACACGGTAACGCTACATGGTGACCTCTTCCACCGCCCTGTGCAGTATCCAGCGTTTCTGTAATGCCGTTCTGGTCAAATACTTGTGTGTTTCTTCTATATCCATCTTTATGGTCAATTATTGAAATACTATTTTCTCCGTCTGCTCTTTCGACAGGAAATACTTTTGCGGTACTTCTCCCTCTAAGATGTCCGATAATGAAACACCTTTCTCTGTTTTGTGGCACTCCGAAATCTTTGGAGTTGAACACCTGCCACTCTGCATCGTACCCCTCCTGCTCCATTTCAACGAGCAATCTGGCGAAATCCCATCCTCCATTAACACTAAGCAAATTCTTAACGTTCTCAATGAAAAGGTAAGTGGGTTTATCTTCTTCTTTGAGCTGTCCGATAAGGTACATAACTCTGAAAAACAAGCTTGAACGGTTTCCTTGAAATCCAAGTTGCTTTCCGGCAACTGAGATATCTTGGCAATTGTGGACAATTGCTCCGTTTGCAACATATGAGTTGTCTTCTTCAACACTGATGTTATACACTGTTCCAAAATCATCAGATTCTGTTGGCTGATACAATTCTCTGCAAACATATCTTGCACGATAATGTCCTTTAACTGATTTACTAGAGATTCGGAATGTATATGTATCTCTTTGTCGGCATTCCCTTCCTTGGATAACACATTTTTCATCTCTTCTAGTGTAGTAAACAGCTGGAACAGATTTTCCAAGTCGCTGTGCAATGATGCACATGCCAAGAACGAGTGCTGCGCTGGTTGATGTTGCTTCTTCTCGATCACTTCTTCCATCACCGGACATATATCCATCGAAGAAGTATTTTGCTTTCTCTCGTGGCAAACACAATGCTTCTCTTGGAACTCGTTTTCCATGTGCGTATTTTCCGAACTTTTCAAGGTATTCGTATAATTGGTTATTGCACACATGATACTTTCCACAAGTTCGTTCTTTTGTGTAAGTTCCATGTAGTTTCGCTTCTCGCAATCGCTGTTCGAATTCTGCCCTCTTATCATCGCTGATTGCGAACACGATTCTTCCTCCACTTGGTCTGTCTTTTCTTTCAACTCTCCACCCATCAGCAAGATAACGTCCGATAATCCACCACATTTCCTTGCTGTATCCATCGGATTCTGCATCAGGCAAAACCATTGTGGAATACCAACTGTCATCAAGTTGTTCCACTTTTTTGAATTCCATTGGCTGATCTGGTTTAGTGACATAATACGGATGCTCTGCCGTGGTTCTTGTTGGCAATATTCCGAATCCATTGACATCCCAGAGTCTTGCTCCGTCCCTGTGCATTGTTGCTGTGACTTTTCTCCATCTTCCTTTGTGCGTAAGGACTTTATCTCCGACAGATACATCTTCAATTGGGATATATCCTTTTTCTGTAAGAATATAAGTTCCTTTGGCAAAACATGGGAATCCGAAGCACCAACAGTCTGCTTTTGGGATGTCATCGGCACAAACTCGTCTAATGTCATTTGCGTACCATTCTCCGTTTCTGTATTCATCTTTCAAAATCTCCTTTTGTCGCTTTTTCAGCGGTAATTCTTCCAGTACTTTTCTCTGCTCATCTGTCAGAAGATGCATGGATATGTAGCTTGCAGTCGCAAATTTATCAAATTCACAAAAACCAACACACTCATGTCCAGCAAGTTCCATTCCCTTTCGGAAACCACCTATTCCGGCGAAAAAATCTATAAATTTCACTGTGTACCTCCGATAAAATCAGTAATGCTCATCTGCGGATCTACTTCAACATTCAACATCTCATTTTTCGCTTTACTGTAAAAATTTCGATCAATTTCAAATCCGTAAGCACTTCTACCTAAATTCCTTGCAGCTCGCAATGTGCTACCGGAACCGCAGCAAGGATCAATAACCACATCCCCCGGATCCGTAAATATCTGGATCAGTTGCTCCAACACCTTAACCGGCTTCTGTGCTGGATGGATTTTAGGTATCTCTTTCCCGTCCTTTTCCCACTTAAACCAGTTAAACACCATATGTCCGGTACCTCGAATCGTCTTACCGTTTTCGTCAAATTTTGCACCGTTTCTAAATTTCGGCAACTTATCCCGGTATAATACCAGTGCATATTCCGTAGCACCCACAACACGCATGTTTGCTTTCAATACCTGTGGGCTATAATTTTTCACGAATACAAGCGGTATGTAATTATTAAAACCATGTTTCTTAGCTGCATTGATCAATGTACTCATCTGCTCAAAACTGCAAAATACAATCATGCACGGTGCATCAGAACTTCTTCCACGTCTACCGGCTTTCTTTGGCTCTTTCTTCAACATCTTCGAGCAGAAGTGGAAGTATTCATATAAATTAAAATTGAAGTCCGAATTAAATGCTGCTTTCTTTGCCAACTTACTCTCACCGTTTTTGTTATCTCCACCTATGTACCACATTGGGTTGCTGCCATAGAAGTTGTTCCCAATATTGTACGGAACGTCAGCTATAATTAGCTGTGCAGGTGGTATCGCATATTTTTTTGTAATTCTGCATGGAATCTCTATAGATTTCACACTTTATTTTCTTCCTTCTCTGTTCCATATTTACTCGGAGCAAAGGATCCTTTCATGCTGGCCAGCAAATCTCCTGCTCCTTTCTGTAATTTATCTCTTAATCAAGTTCCGCCATTAGTCATCATCTTCCTCACAAGATTCAAAGTTTGAAAAAGAAAAGATACAAAACGGGCGAACACCGCGGCTGCGGCAGCTGCAGCTATTGCGGTCGACATCGCCGGACGGAGTAACAACACGAACCCATATCTTCAATCTCCTTTTCTCGTCCACTCAAACGCTTTACATCTGCCGTTCTTAATCACCTTCCAAGTAACTTGCTTTCCAGATCATCCATGTCATATCTCCGCCGTTCAAAGTTGTTATTATTCCTCGTTTGCTTTCGAAACTTCTCTGCGTACTTGCCTTCAAGAACCTTTTCAAAGTTGTCAGGCCTGATAAACCAATCAAAGTTCAGCGAGAACCTTGCGTCTGTCTTGCCTTGAAGAAATTCACTTGCCTTGACCTTATCAATGCCATCAATCACTTTCTCTTCTCCGAATTGGTTAATGAGTTCGGTCAGTGAAGTGTATCGTTTAGATCCTTGATTGATTCGGTAAATCATTTTGATTCCGTAAGGCTCTAGCTGATTCCACGCATCAATGATTGCTGAAACGCTATGCTGCATTATAGATACGTCAGTATCTATATATTCTTTCCTTCTTTCCTTCTTCCTTTCTTCTATTGTTGTCGCTTGCTTGTCGCTTGCTTGTCGGTTGCCTGTCACCTGCTTGTCAGCTTGCGTGTCGCTTTGCTGATATGCACAGTAGTTATTTACCGTAAATACGCTATATTTACTATGTCGGTTGATTGTCACCTCGCCTGTCTTTTCAAGGTGATTTATCGCTGTCCGTACCTCTCTAACTGAAAGGTTTGTTTCGTCAGATAACTTAGACAATGAAGACACAAAAGACCCTCTTTTTATCTCTTCTCCTCTGAAATTTCCGTCTTTCCAGTTAGCCCTCAGGAGCATATGGACGAATAATCTACAGGTGTTGATATCGCCATACCAGTCCCAGTCAAGCAACGATCTGTTGATTTTTATGTAATCACCTTTCATACATCTTCATCCATTCTTTCAGCGGCATTGTAACCAGCCACTCTCTTCTATTCTTCCGGTGCATCACAACAGGTATTTCGACCTCTCTCGCATCGTTCCTAGACTGTTCTACAGCCGCATAGAGGTTCAATTTCTCAACCCTCTTGCACTCGATATGGACACCAGGAAGACCCACCACATCAGCATCGCCATTGGATCCACAGAACTGCTGTCCTCTGCGGCAGCCATAGCCGTATTCCTTAAGCAGATTCGCAAGTTCTCTCTCCCCTTCTTTCCCCTTCCTGTTCGAGTTCATTTGTATCCACCTCCACATTACAATTCCTAGCCATTTTCCTGGCTGCTTTCAACGCCCAGCCTATGCTTTTTAATCTGCTCTCTTCCTGCTGGATATACTGCACAAGCATGATTCTTTCTTCAGGGAGATTCATGTCTGGGATAAAATATCCCTCGCCATCCTGGAGATTAAGAATCGCTATCTTCCGTCTTGCGTAATGGATCATATCTCTTATTGCCCTGTCTTTGATCCCGGTCTGATCCATCAGTTCTCTTCTTGTTACGGCATTATCATGTCCTGTCGGAATGTAATCCAAAATATCAAATTTAATCAATTTGCAAAATTTACCCATCCGTAAATCTTTCTCCTTTCCCTCCCCGGATAAACCGGGGAGATCATCAATCATGGCTTACAAAGGGTACTGTGACATACTGCCGTAAACCATAGGAGTTTTATATCAAGCCAAACGGCTTAATACCTACAACCACGATTTCCCGAATATGGAACGGAACTCTTCCCTGCTGCCGATGTTCTTCTCAAAATATCTCTGAGCCATCTGCTTTAATTCCAAGTCCAACCCGTGGTTCGGGTTCTCGTGTACGCTCCCCCTGCCAAATTCATGGAGATATGGGGCAAGGGGAATTACAAACCCATATCTCTCTGAAAGTTTTCTCCGTGATCCATAGAAAATATGGTGAATATGTGGATAAGGTGCTTCAGTGAAATAGCAATGGTTCATATCTTCCGTAAATACACTTTTCAGTTTTTTAGCCAATATCCACACCATATCTTTCTTTCAGGATTCGCTTTTCATCTGGGGATGCAATCTCTGCATCCGGGATTCCTGCCTCTTTGCAGCTCGTCACAAGTCCATCAATCAGTCTTGCCATCTCTGCTGTGTCATACGTATGCGAGCCTCTCAGGAGCTTATATGTACGGTACATTACACCGTCCACGCCTTCCCTGACTTGTGAAGTTGGCTGCAGGTGATAGTCTGTCGCATTCAGCACTTTTCTCTCTGCTTCTTCCGTGTCAGGGATCGTCATGTAGATTGCCTTACCTTCAATGATCTCCGGCTGTCCGTAATGGATCAGCATCCGGTTATGCATCTCGGGATTTGATGTCTGCATGGCATTTGCGAGTTTTGTCAGGAGTACCCAATAATATGCATTTGCATCCAGACTTCTCTTTCTCCTGTATCGCTTGATTTCAAGGCTTAACTTTTCACAGTCTTTCAATTCCTCATATGCCTGTGAAAAGTCCTGCTGTGGCTCGAATAGAATGGTCAGGCGGTGAGTTGCAAAGTCAATAATCGGTTCTTTCAGTCTGCCGGTAAATCTCATCAGCACTCACCCATTTTACGCATCAAAATATTAAACTGATTTATATTCAGATCCTGAAGCTCCTGCACGCCAAAGAATTGGCACACTGCTTCTACCGTCTGTCCGTGTACAGGAATACACTTCATTAGTGTATTAACATGATACTCCTCCAGCTTTTTCATGCTTTCCTGCTGCTTCATCGCATTCAGAACCTCTTCCGCACTAGCTACGCTTACATCAATGCCAATGCCACACATTCCCAACGCCCTGCCTACCGCAGAAGTTTCACAATTTTCCAAATAGGAAGTATTATTGATAAATGTTGATCCCTCTTTTTCATAAGCATGACCGGTTCCGATAACTGCACCGAAATCATCTTTCACGACCGCACGGATCACGCACACACCGTCACTATTGCTGACCAGTTCCGTCTCGATGGCTCCGTTCGGGTATAAAAGACGGAATGCCTTGATCCGCTGGTTTACTTCTGCATACGCCTTTCCTTTTACCTCGATTTTGCTGATGGTGCTATTCGCAGCCTGTAATGCTTCAAATGTCATTTTCTTCCTCCTCAATCCAGTTACCTGAAAAGAACCATTCGACCAGCTCTTTTCTGAACTCCTGCCGGTCTTCTTCTGTTCCTTTCAGGCATCTTTCTAAGGCGTAATCATACGCTTTATCTTCTGCTACAATCGTATCTTCTTCCGGTCCGATTCCTCTGTATATCTTCATTCGTACACCCCGATTATCGCTCTTATGGTTTCTCTATTTGAGAATGGTGTTGACTCTTCCTCGTCTTCGTGCTTCAGAAACGTGATTAATGCGTCTATCTTTCCTTCCATCAGGCACAGGCTCTTATATCTGTCTTCGTCAACGAAAATTTCTTTCTTTTCTTCCATTGCCACATCCTCCTCGATTTGTTATTATTATGTTGGTTATTTTCTAAGTGCCTGAGAGGTTGCCGCCTCGCTACGGCACTTTCCTTACGCATTTTTAAACTTGTACTCCATCAGATCGGCAAGCATAAGGTACTCCTTCCCCATCTTGCTTTCTTTGTGAGTTTCCTTAACTTTTTCCCTAAACTCTTCAAGCGTTCCGCAGAAGCATCCGCATCGAACGCCAATTCCTCCGTCTTGCAGCCTGAAAAAAGTAGTGGTCCTATACTCTCGACCAAATCCTTTTGCCGCAGCGTAATCATTCTCTCCGCTTACCCTTGCATCTCCGCTTACCCGTGCATCTCCGCTTACCCTTGCATTTCCGTATACCCTTGCATTTCCGTATACCCATGCATTTCCGCTTACCCATGCCTCTCCGCTATGGTCGAGATTATCTTCTTTTTCCACGTATCCACCAAGATCGCCCTCTTCCACGTCTGAAAAGCTTTTCAAAGCCTTGATTCGGTGGAGTATTCTGCCACCTACCGTAATAGTGTCATCTGTTAATTCATATTTTTTCATCCTACTTCTCCTCTCCTTATATCTGCCCGAAAGCCACGCAGCAGACCATTAATGCAACCGAAAAACCGATCACGAACCAAAAGGCTCGTTCAACAATCTTGTCGTATGTATCCGGCTCATGGCTTCGAGCCACTTCTTTGGGCTTTCTCTTCCTGACCTGAATCACCTTTAACTGCTCCACGTTTCTCACCTCCTTTAAATGATGTGCAGATACCTCTGTGCCGTTCCATGCAGTATCTGATCTTTCTACAGTCTTTGCAGGTCATATGACTTCCCTCCCTATTCGTTCTTTTTCCTCTTCCGGGATCTTAAGAACTTTCAGAATCTCTCTCAGCTCACCCAATCTGATGTCTTCCGGCACACTAAATCTTTGGTACAGTGTGCTTTTCGGGATTCCTGTCAGCTTGGAAAGCTTCTCCACGCTGACACCCTCCATCACTTTTGCTGACTGGATGATGGCGATCAGCGTCCTGTTCTGTCGCTCCCGGTCTGAGAGCTTTAATTTCGGCATTCTGTATCACCTCGCTTCGTCTTGCGTGTCTGTTGCAAATAGGTAATCAAACTTTACTTTGAAAATCTTGCACAGTTTCTTTGCTTCAAGTGCTGTGAATTTACCCGTTTTCTTTTTGTTTTCATAAGAAACTCTTGAAATTCCAATTTTTTCCGCCATTTGCTGATTTGTATAAGAATGTCTAGCCTGTTCGGCGTCTAAGTTTCTAAACACTTATTCTCGCCCCTTTCTGCTGTAATGTTGTTGCGGACTGCAAATCGCCTCTATGAGAGGAGGTGATATATTGAAAATTTACAAAATCGTAAAGTCTAACGAACTTATCCGCAAGTATGAAAAGCTCGGATATAAGCTGTTGTATTTTACCTATACAGGCAATGACCGCTCCACGATGTCTGCCCATTTAGAAAAGGAATTTTAATGTTCCCATAACTGTTAACCCTGCTCCAATGCAGTCCGCTTATGTTGTTTGCATTTCGCAAACTGTGATTATACTATAATTGCTTATTGCAAACTTGTCAATACTTTTCTTTTCATTTTGCAAACTTTTTATTGACACATTTTCAATACGCAATTATAATCAAAGACAACAGGAGGATTAAGAATATGGGTGAGAACTTCAATGAAAATTTAAAAGAAGCCAGACTTAAATCTGGACTATCGCAGAAAGAGCTTTCTGAAAATATAGGCGTTGCAAAATCAACATATTCATTATATGAAAGCGGAAAACGCGAGCCAAATGTAAATACTATTAAAAAAATAGCCTCTGCCTTAAATGTTTCCGCCGATATACTGCTTGGAATAGATGACCAGCCTACCACCCTCGCCGCACACTTTGATGGCGATGAATATACAGAATCCGAACTGGAAGAAATCAAGAACTTTGCAGAATTTGTGAAAAATAGAAGGAAATAATATTGGCATTGGAAATATTGAGGTGTTAACATGAATAAATTTGAAGAATTGGAAGATGTAGCTTATCAAGATGGTGTCGATGTTTTGAATTACCGTTTTGAAAGCAACAACATAAAAGGATTGTATTGTGATGGTGTTATTGCCATCAGAGAAGACATGACTATTCCGGAAAAGACTTGTGCTCTTGCTGAAGAACTCGGACACCACGAAACATCAGTCGGAAATATCCTTGATATGTCATCGGCAGCCAACCGCAAACAGGAAAGACAGGCTCGTTTGCACGGTTACAACCGCCTGATCGGACTTATTGGCATCGTCCATGCATTCAATGCTGGGTGTCAAAATAAATATGAAATTGCAGACTTTCTAGATGTTACAGAAGAATACCTGCAAGAATGCATTAACTGCTATCAGAGTAAATACGGAATCTGTACTACTGTAGATAACTATGTTATTTACTTTGTTCCTTATCTGACAGTTACAGAAATGATATAACCCCTAGCGGGATTATATAAATGAATAAGTGGTGTTATTCATAAAGAACGGTTCTTATTAACAAAGGAGAAAGCAAATGGGTATAGGGGATATTTTTAAAATCAAGCAATTCAAGGAACAGATTGCCAGTCTTGAAGCGGAGAATCAGACGCTTTCGCAAAATAATGCAGACTTACAGGCAGCTACTACTGAATTAAGAGGAAAACTTTCTGAAATTGGTGGATTTGACTACTATAAAGTAAAATCCATGACCGAACAGATGGAAAAAGAGTACGCTGTCAAACAAAGAGATCTGAGTATAGAGTATGATGTAAAAGTAGATACTCTGAAAAAGGAATACGAAAGAAAGCAGGCCGAAGCTGAAAAAGGCTTACGAGAGCAACTTGTCCAGCTTGAAAGAATGATTTCTGACCGAACAGACAAATCGCAGTCATTACAGGAAAAAATTGCAGAAGAAATGCTTCAGGAGAGTAAGCTTTCCAAACAGATCAAGACCCAAACTAATAAACTCGGACGATCAAAAGAGTTGGTAAAAGCAATCAATTACAGTTTGGACAATTTCTTTAATTATGATCCTGCAATCAGTTCTTTAAAATTTAGCGAAAAAGATTTAACCGATTTGGAGGAAATCAGTCCTTCCGTTATCCTGAAACTCCATTGTATGGATGTAAAAGATCTCCGTAAAGCTTACCGTCAGAATGATAAGCAAATCAATGATCTTTTAGCAAAATATTCTGCCCGGTACACCACTAAAGCAAATCAGGCAATTTATAAACTTATGGTCATTGCCCTTAGGGCAGAACTTCAAAATATCCTGTATAACCTTAAATTTGAAAAGCTTGAAAAATCTATTGATGATATCAAAGATGTAACTCATAAATATCTTGAAATTGCAGGAAACGGAAATCAGAGCATCGCAGGAACTCTTACCAAATTTATCGGAGAAATAGAGTATTTATTTATTAATGCAGCAAAGATTGAATATAATTACTACGTTAAAAAAGAACAGGCTCGTCAGGAACAACTTGCTATCCGTGAGCAAATGAGACAGGAGGTTGAAGAACGTAAAGCACTGGAGGCTGAACGTAAAAAAATAGAACAGGAAGAATCAAAATATAATTCTGAAATCGAAAAGCTGAGAACCCAACTTACCAGTGCTAAAGATGAGGAACTGGAAAAATTAAACGCAAGAATCCTTGCACTACAGGCTCAACTTGCTGACGTTGCTATAAAGAAAGACGAAATCTCTACTCTTGCCAATGGAAAAGCCGGTAATGTGTACGTTATCAGTAATCTTGGATCTTTTGGCGAAAATGTATTTAAGATTGGAATGACCCGAAGACTCAATCCACAGGATCGAGTAGATGAACTTGGTAATGCATCTGTTCCATTCCGCTTTGACGTACATAGCTTTATTTTTTCTGATGATGCAGTTGGTCTTGAAAGCAAACTTCATACTATCCTGACTGACAAACGTGTGAATAAGGTAAATATGAGAAAAGAATTTTTCAACGTATCACTTGATGAACTGGAACAACTTGTTACAGAAATAGAACCTACAGCAGAGTTCAACAGGACTATGGCTGCTGAAGAGTTCAGACAATCACAATCAACAGACAGCATTTATTCGTCCGATTATACTTATAGTGATGATGAAGACGATGAATAATTAAAAAACCGCCCCTTCGCCAAAAGGGGCGGCACTGGAAGCACACGCCAATGTGCTTATAGAATACCTCCGAAGAGATACACTCCAAATCCAATGAATATTGTATCATCTTCGGACAGCCACTGCAAGCGGAACACACGTTCCTCGCTGGCTGTTATTTTTATACTTTGAGGAGATGATAATATGGCTACAGCTAAAAAGCTACCTTCGGGATCTTGGAGGTGCTTAGTTTTTTCGCACTATGAAAACCTGTTCAACGAGGACGGAAGTCCTATGATTGACGAGGAGACCGGAAAGCAGAAGCGGAAAAGGATTTATGAATCGTTTACCAGTGACTTACAGGGGAGACGTGGAAAGCGGGATGCAGAAGCTCAGGCGGCTCAGTTCCTTGCAGAGAAAGACCGGAAAAAACGCCCTGAGAACTGGACAGTAAAAGAAGCTTTTGAAAATTACATAAAGTTAAAGGATCATGTGCTGTCCGAGACTACTCTCCGTGGCTATGAGACGATCGCCCGGAATCAGATCGGACAGATATCAGATATCAGCCTCCGTAAGCTCTCGCAGGAAGACGTGCAGAGCTGGATTAACATTCTGTCGGTAAAGTTATCGCCTAAGACCGTAAAGAATGCCTACGGACTGTTTACAGCGGTCATGCGGATGTATCTGCCGGATATGCACTTCCATACCACTCTGCCGTCCGCAAAGACCTATGAGGGTTATGTTCCATCCGATCAGGACATCACGGATCTGATCTGCTATATCCGGGGAACCGAACTGGAAAAGGCAGTGCTTCTCGCAGCGTTTGGAAGTCTCAGGCGTGGAGAAGTCTTCGGGCTAACGAAAGAGGATATCAAGGGGAACTCCATACGGATCAGAGAGACGAAAGTCCGGGGACGTAGTGGCATCATCAAAAAAGGACCCAAGACACAGAGCAGCTACCGATACATTATCATGCCGGAATTTGTGATCCGAAAATTTGACGATATCGAAAGCGGTCCGCTTGTCAGGATGCACCCGGAAGATCTCTCTAAAAACTTTAAAAAAGTGCTTCGTTCTGCTGGGATTCCTGAATTTCGATATCATGATCTCAGACATTATACTGCGTCCATCATGCACGCCCTGAACATTCCGGATCAGTACATCATGAAGCGTGGTGGATGGAAGTCTGACAGAGTACTGAAAAGGGTATACCGTGGCACGATTGCACCGGAAGAAGAGAGATTTACAGACCGAATCAACGAGCATTTTACGGAAATGATGCAACACGCCATGCAACACGATAAGCGAAAAGCCTTATAAATACAGCATCTTCCTGTAGGTTTTCTGGGTTCGATTCCCGCCAGGTCCACT